GAAAGCTGCTACTAAAGCTAAAAACAAAGCCAAGCCAAAGAGCAAAAAACGAGGTCGCTAATGCCAGCAAAAAAATTAACGACACGGCAGCAAAATGCACTGAGCAGACATGCTAAACATCACACCGCAAAACACATGGCTGAGATGAAAAAGTCTATGCGTTCAGGGTCTACTTTTACGGAGGCACATAAAAAAGCAATGAGCAAGGTTGGTCGCTAATGGCAAAACGAGATCCCAAGCTTGTACGAGCAGGGGTAAGCGGTTACAACAAGCCCAAGAGGACTCCGAATCACAAAACCAAGAGTCATGTGGTTGTCGCAAAAAGCGGAGGTCAGACAAAGACAATCAGATTCGGCCAACAGGGTGTCAAAGGGGCCGGAAGCAGTCCAAAAACAGCAAAGCAAAAAGCAAGGCGTAAGTCTTATTACGCAAGGCATAATGCTCAAGACAGTAAACCATCTAAATTGTCGGCTCGATATTGGTCGCATAAAACGAAATGGTGATTTATGGCTAAAAGAGGACTATATGCTAATATCCATGCCAAACGAAAAAGGATAGCTAAAGGCAGTGGCGAAAAGATGCGTAAACCAGGCACTAAAGGTGCGCCTACAGCTAAAGCATTTAAGCAATCGGCTAAGACGGCTAAGAAGCGCAAATAACCCATGAAAGGCAGGCGATGTCTGTAGAAAACAAACTTGAAGAAGTTAAGGGTAATCGCCAAGAAGCCCTACAAGGCTTACAAGAGGCTCAAACCCGTGTCCAAGAACTCACAGCACTCATACAACGTCAATCGGGTGCTATAACCGCATTAGAAGAGCTTATAGAGCTTTCTAAGGCAGAAGGAACAGAAGATGAAACTTCTTAATGATTTAAAAGAAAAACTCGGTAGTCGCAAGTTGGGCGTTACCGCTGCAATCGGAGCAGCAGCAGGCACTGGAGCCGTAGAGGTGACATGGCCTATCGCACTGGTAGCATCAGCCTATGTGCTTGGTCAGGCATATGTAGACGCTCATAGCAAATAAGGTAATCAAAATGCCGTGACGGGCTTTACTACATTGTGGCCTCTCTACGGGTTGGGGTCACGCCTGTCACGGTCTTTACCTTAATCATCAACCTGGGCCATTTCCCGTAATCCATCCTCAATACATTTTTGAGCCAGTAGCACATGCTTGCAAGTGCCCCTGTATTTATGGCCTTTACATTTACATTGCCATGCTACAAATCCATCGTCCATCCTTTTAGCCCACACCTCATATGGCTCGTCAGGGTTGGTCTGACTTGCTATAACAAATTTTATCATAATCCTAAAGGCTCCTCGTAATCAAAACGGGTTATCCTGTCATAGGTTTTTTTAGCAATCGCAATCAAAGTGAGGACAACCATCGCTTGTAGTCCTCTTTTCCCATATCTAACCATTCGCTTTTTTCGCTTTCTAATTTGCATATGGCAAAATCCTTTAAATCGTGAGTAAAAAGCACAATATAAAACGGGACATTTAAGGCTTGGGCTACTTTGCGTAACGACCTGCCCGAGAACTGCGTCCAGAGCCTATGCCTGACCGCTTTTTGGACATGTTCGTTCATGTCAGGGTTCGTGGTCAACTCTAATACAGCCACAGGTTTGCCGTTACGCCATTCGATCTGATCTGCATCATGGACGGCACCTATATTCCACTGATATCTCCAGGAACGGTAACCGGAAGTTTTATCTTTCCATCCATGTTTTCGGTTTTTCATAGATCTCCGTCTACAGTAGCTGTCCCTGAGTAGTCAACAGTTCGTTTGCCACTATAACCATCTCGTCTGTCTGCCAACCGCACCACGCCTGTTTTTTGTGGTTGTACGTCAGCCCCACTGCTTTTAGTTTCTGATAATACGAGCTTGGTAGCTCCAGTGGTGGTCGGCCCCTCTTCTCGAATCTCACTGCGAATGTCGGTGCTTTCGCCACCTGCCTCTTGATTTCTTCTCGATTTTCCTTCATCCATTTTAGCTCGGTATCTATCAAAGTCACCAATAATTGTATCTTGGGTGAAGACCTCGGTTCGCCCATATCCAGCATCCGAAAAATACTTTTGCAAGCCCATAGCATAGTCATATTGCTCTCGCGGACACTTTCTGGGATATCGTCTGGAAATAGTTTGTGCAATTCGTGCAGGTGATAAATGTTTGCTGGAACCTCGTTCAAAGTCGCTGATTCGCTTGTCGGTTGACCGCACTCGTTTTCTGGCATGAGCTACCATCTCCTGTAAGCACTGATTGCTTATGTGGATGTAATCATCGTTGAGGGTTTGGATAGTGTATCGAGGTATGTCTTTCTTTCTGTTACGTGCTAATTCTGGGTTACAGCAAGCCCAGGTCCAACCGTATTTGATATCCTTAAGCATTGCCATTTTTGTGCCGGACGGTAGCTCCAGTTGATCAATAAAAGCTACCGCCTGATCATACGTATCTATATGACCTATCATATCACGATCTCTTCCAATTCAGCCATCAGGTTACGGATTTTATGAGCAAGATCATGTAGATCATCTCTGTTTTCAGCTTCCATGTTCATTACGGTGAACTGATCTAAAGCGTATCGAGATTCCTGTATCTTTTTTAGAAGTGCCTTATCGTGGCTATTAATACTGTTCATAAATTTCATCCTGTAAAAGGTCTTCTATGACAGACATGTCGTGAGGATAAATTTCTGAGGTAATGTCGATTTTACCGAAAAAAACTTTGATGTTATCGGCAAATTTATATTCAGCAGGTGTTAAACGAGTAGCTGATACATCTTCTCCGGCCTGCTCTCCTGTAGCCGTTACAGTGATTTTTATGTCCGTTTCAATTTCTAACATTTTATTCTCCTATGATTAATGGTTAAAAGTGGGTAGGCCAATGTGGTGTCACTGACCTACCCGTAGTCCCGATAGACCCCTATGAGTGTCCCATCACTCATCTATCGAAACTATATTCCCTCTGGCTCTGGTTGTAGCAATACTTCTAGTCTCGGGTTTTCTTTATCAATTTGAAACGTATGAATAAAGCCGATGATCCAATCCATGTTGTCCTCTGGTAAAACCCCTGCGACCTGTAAGCCGTCGAGAACATATTTTAGACCGATAGCTTTATTGTCGGGATCGACTCTACGATTTTTTAGGTAATGTTCACATCGAATCCACACTGGCTCTGCCACAGGTTTTAATCCCTGCGACAGAGCTTCGATGTAGACCGTGTTAGTCCATCGCTTTTTCTCTTTTGCGTAGTGCGACCAATGTTTTTTAGAGGCAGCAATCACTTGATTAAGCGATGGAAGATCACCCTTGACAATCAATTTTTGCATCAGAATGGCAGATCCATTGGGTCGCTGTGAAACGCAGTGCAGTTAAACCGTTTGTGCGACTCTATCGCCAATCCAGTAGCAGACGATAGGATAGCAGGTAGCAGTTCTGGCGTGATTTTAAATTCTAATCCATTTTCCATGCACGATTTTTTGACATTCAAAATAGTTGAGTTCATACACCTTAACTGATGCCTACATAGTGCCTCATATACCCAGAACGTATGCTCTTCGCTACCTTCGGGAGGAGAGTATCGAGCCAGTATGTTGCAAACAAATTTTACTTTTTTGTCTTTAGTCACACTGGCCGTGACCTGTATTGTATCGCCTACACCGAGATGAGCATGTCGCATCTGCTCCAGAACTTGGACGTGTTTGTCTGCATGAAATTTGTAGCGCGTATCGTTTACTCCGACAACCCACGGCCACGCCCCCATATCCAAAATCGTAAGGTCTGCGGGAACATCAGCACGAAATCCCAACTGAGGCAAAGCATTCTTTTCATCCAAGTCCATTATAAATCACCCCCAAGCAAATCGTCTGAACCTTCTTCGCTTTTAATAAAGTTATCTACTGAATCTTCTTGGGTCGGAGTAGCCTCGCCTGTAGGCTTCTGTTCGCCTTCCGGTGGAATCAAGTCATAGGTTTTATACTTACGAGCCTCACCATTTTTCTCAAAATCAGTCATCGTTCGTTTGATCTGGATGGTTTGATTTTCGCGAATACCGTAATCAAAAATAGCCTGATATAGTTTCTTGTCAGCAAACATCGTGTATCTTTGATTGTCAATGTTGACGTTAAATTTGTAGCTTACGCCCCATTGATTGTTTAGTTCTTGGAAATCGCCCCACGGGAAATGGACACTGATATACTGATTATCGGGTAAAAGCAACTGAGGTCGGCCCTTAGCGTCCTCTCCGTGCGTAATGCTTTTGATGCCAGGAACCCATTTAATGGTAGGTGGGTATTCCATTGTTGGTGAATCATTCATTTTAACATCTCCTTTAGAAACGGGATTAGAAGGGTTGTGAAAATATATAATACTGCTACGAGTAAAATCCATTTTTGTAGGTCATCGAGTTTCAATTTAATTTTCTCTCCAGAAAAAAAACGGCCAACAGAGGGTGCCATCTCTGCTGACCGTCAACCATTTAATCATCCATAGAGGAATATTTAGAATATATGAAACGCTCAATTTTTTTGCAATAGCTTCTTGGATGTATCTTGCCCTTTTTTATTCTCTCTGCATTCACAAGATCAAAACACAATCCAATCAACTCTACAAATCGACAAATTTTATCTGACGGCTTGTTTGCACCCGTTTCAATGTAGGCCATTGAAGGCTGCGTTAATCCAATCAAATTTCCAAATTGTGTTTGGGTCATTCCCATACGGTTACGCACTTCTTTAATGCGTAGCCCCCTATCATTATCCATAATCAATCCTTTAGTATGTAATCGGTTGCGTTGTCTTCTAATTTGTTTCGATCCTCGTAATATCTCATAGTTGTTTCTATGTCTGCGTGTCGTAGGTGTGCCTGAGCCTGTTGGACTGTAGCTCCACCTTCAAGTGCTAAGGTGCAACAGGTATGCCTAAACGAGTGTGCTGACAAATTTACTCCGGCATCCCTACCATACTTTTTTAGTATCCGGTTAATCGAATCTGGCCGTAACTGATCGCCATATCGCTGATGTTTACTCAGACTCGTAAAGACGTACGTGTCATCAGGGTGCGTATACTCACGCAATCTATCAAGCGCATCCTTGGCACGTTTGGCCAGTTTGACATGCTGTTGCATACCGGACTTTGTATCCGGCAATATCAACACATCGAATCCACCATCGCTGATGATATGCGACCACTGCATATTAGATGCTTCTGACCGTCTCAGCCCTGCAAACAACAAAACGGTAATCAAGGCTACATCCCGAGCCGACATATACGGGTCGCTTTTATTTTTTGCGTCCTCGAGGATAGTCTCGAGAATCTCCGTATCTATCGCCCTGCCTACAGCAGTTTTACTGGTCTTAAAGCCTTTTACAAGCTCTGTAGGGCTATGGTCCAGGATACGCAGACCTACACACCGTTTAAAAAAAGAACGCAGTGAGGTCAGCTTACGATTTATCGTGTTGGGTTTTACCTGTTGTTCAACCAATCGGTTCCGAAAGTCCTCTATGTCCTCAGTAGTCACCTCACGTATCTGATCGGCTATGACTATCTGAGTTCCAAAAAACTCCACCAGATCAGACCTGTACGCCGTAGCCGTAGCTTGGCTGACCTGAGAGTTCAAAAACGACTGTAGCTCACACTGAGCAGGGCTAATCTGTGTTATTGCTGTCATTGATTTTCTCCATTTCTATTTTGGCTTCGATGTGCGACTCAATGAACGCTTGCGCCTGTGGGACAACGATGCCGTTACCAAGGAGACGCAATGAAGCACTGCGTCCGGGATACCCATTAAGTAAGCAGAAAGTTGCGGATTCAGCCCCACCGCCAGAGCGGATGGGTCTGTAGTATCCGTCCCTACAGTAGATATAGTCTGGATTTGCCCAGAAGTTGTGATAATGTGGGGTTGGTCTGTCACCGTCCTCGCTACCTGCTTTAATAGGTTGATACCCTTGCGTTTCTCCGTCCTCTCTGCCTCGTTCCAGAACGCTTGGCCCTGTTCTTGGTTTTTTGTTGTTGGCGTTGTCCATGTTTTCTTCGCCCCTGCCAGTGTCGCTACGTCCAACAGAGTATGTGCTGACCTTAGACGGTGATTCGGATCGTTCCACTTCTCGTCTTCTGTCGTTGTCCGTCTGGAGTTTTTCTTGTCTGAGTGTAGTGGACTCGCCCACCCTGCTTGGATCGGTGAATCCTCGTTCGCATCTATCAATCTCGCTTGGTCTGCCAGTTTTAAGCCGTAGTTTTGTCCGTCCGTCTTGGAGAACCTTACGGCTCTGTCTTTCACTATCCGCACTGGGGCTGGCCCACCACTGCCGTCCGATCTCCTCGCAGTCTGCCATGAGTCTGTCCGCAACTCCGTAGATGCGTTTTCTGAGCATCGGACTGCCGACTGTACAAGCTCCACTACTGATCCCGATTGTACTGTATTTTCCTTCAAGCGACTCCTGTAAAGCGGAGAACCAAGTTTTTCCTGACGCTCCAGATACTTGCTCAAAATACACTGTTGTAGGGTTAACTGCTTTGATGAGTCGTTCAAACTGTGGGCTGAGATGTCGTTCATCATTAAATCCTAATTTAGAGGTGGATGCTACTGAAAACGGCTGACAAGGTGGAGATCCCGTCCAAACCTGACTATTGGGTATTCCTTCAGATGGATCAGGCCATCCAGCCTGACGTAATGCCAGAGGCCACAGACCAATACCACAAAACATATGCACAGCACCGTAATCAGAAATATCCTCCGGTTCAATGTCCGTGATGGATTTACATTCCACATTTCCGTCAGGTATCAGGTCAGCCTCAATCATTTTTTCTACTACCGCACAAGCTACGGGATCAATGTCGTTATAATAAGCAAGTTTACTCTTCATTGATAAAACCCTCATCGCCTTCCTCTAAATAACCCCAATCGGCATTATCTTTTTCCCATGCCAACCAAAATTTAATCGCACTCGAACTCAGTTCTGGGATGAATGGATGTGGGGTAATCATTTTTAGATCCTCTTCAAGTCTGTCATATTCGACAATCATCCCGTCTTTCCCTAATTCAATCCTGGCGTAGATCAAGGTGTCCCAATCTACATCCGTCCCATGATCGTACCATTGATAAGTGCTACCTACCTCACGGTCATCACCTAATCGCTGTATGCGTTGATCTATCCGGTGACGGTCGTGGGCTGATATCGTGTAAAAATTACCAGAAGGCAAATCTTTTACTATATATACTGTTATCATTTCTGTCTCCATAAAAGTAAAGCCCCCCACACATAATCGTGTGAGAGGCCGTAGGGTTTACTTGATAGGTTTTTTGTTCTCGCCAATACGTGTCTCAACCTTCATCATTTCTTTTCTCAGTGGCCAATCTAATTTGATCAATCTTTTGTATTCTTGACGCTGTTTGACCAGCCATGGCATATCGGCAAAAAACTCGTCCGCATCCTCAATAATAAAACTTGTCAGATTACAAGCCGGAAGATGGTCTCTCACGCCATCCTCTGCGTAATAACTATTGTGATAGGTATCTACTACGGCCTTCAATTCTCCGTGATGGAGTTCAAGTGAGAAATTGCCATTCTGCAATGACCAACGCATATACATCCTGGTCTGAGGGTTAGGTTGTTCATTGTGCTGAAAAGTTTCCCATGCCCACTCTTCTTCGTAAGACACTTGCGCCCAACGTCCTACAGCATAGCGATGTTTCTTCTGATCCTCTTCTAATCGTTTATACTTTTTCTTTAGCTCTTTTAGCTTTCGCCTATCCTTAATCAACAACACTTTTCTCTGCTCTTCTGATCCGGCCTTCATAACTATTCTCCTATGATTATGATTGTGGTGGTTTTACGAGTTTAAACGCCCAAGGCAGTTCCCTGGCTAACAGTTTGTGTCGGCTACTGTCATTTCCAGCCATATCATGTAAGATGTCAAACGCGAGTGGTTGCACCTCATCGAATAATACTACCTGATCTATGCGATCTCCTGAGATTAACTTCGTCAACTTAATCATCAGCTTCATCAACTTTAATGTGACCTTCATTTTGATACTCTCCTTTTAAATGGTTTACCTGCATTAATCTTCTTTGAAATACCCCTCTATGGTTTCCTCTACAAAATCCTCTATAGCTAATGACAGGTTTAGTTTATTCGTTTTGATCCCATCCGGTGTGCGTGGAAATGTCTTGAGCAAGCCTTCAGCGACTGTATCGGTTACGTTTTTGATTATGTCCTGGATCTGTTCTTCGGTAGGGCTTTCACCGGAGCCAATGTCACGAATACGCAGTGAAGGCATACAGGCATTTTCTCCGACAATTTTGATCTGCTGATATACGTCCTGGTATAGATCGTAGTCGTTACTGATCCATAGTGCGACATTCCATGCGCTATAACTCCGGTGACCGTTATACGTTTTCATTATACGGTCTCCATTGGATAGATACATTTAGCGAGATCTTTTGGGATGTTAAAAACAAAATACTCTTTACCGTCCTCTGTTTCGTAGATGTTCAACTTCCATCCACCTTCGACTTCTATTAATTTTGCGTGGAATGGGTAATCCCAATCACCGGAGAGATTATCGACTGTGCAATTATGAACCCAATTTGAATGAGCCTGGTTTGCAAGGTCACGGTCTGTAAATACGTAATCCGGTTCACCTATTGTAGGAATTATAATCGGATCTTTAATCTGTGGTGTGGCTACCATACTGTTCCTCCAAGTTTGAATGAATGACTAAATGGTAAGAGGAATATAATGTCAGTTTATACGATCTGTCAAATATTTTTTTCACCGGTATAAATGCCTCGAGTATTTACCGGTATTCCTCGAGGCCGGTCCTAGATGTAATCGGAATTGTAATCGGTCACCATGCTGCCGTAATCCAGGACGTAATCCGGATTGTAATCGGGAACGTAATCGGAGTTTGAATACAGTTGTTTTATTGTTGGGAATTGGTCAGGATTGTTTTTTGATTGGATCAGATACGACACTATAAAAAAAGACACAAAACGAAAAAAAACAGTACATAGGCTTGACATGATATATAAACTACCTTTATATTCTGTAGACCATTTAATTAAACCATTGGAGACAACATGAAAAAAGTAATATCACTATTCGACTACACAGGAATCGCAGTACAACCATGGGCAGATGATGGATATGACTGTCACATCTACGACATTAAACATTGGAAACCATCAACACATAAAGAAGGCTATATTGACAATAAAGGCTTTCGCCATCATCACAAAAATATAACTGCACACCATGCCGATCTTTTTAGTTTCGACAACATCTATGATATACTTTCAGACGATAGCGAAAATATAAAATTGGTTTATTGTTTTCTCCCATGCACAGATTTGGCTTGCAGTGGTGCGCGTTGGTTTAAAAGTAAAGCAAAAGAAAACCGAAATTTCCAGATTGACGCTATACGACCTGCAAGATGGTTAGCCCATTTATGCGATGAGTTAGGTATTCCTTATGTCGTAGAGAATCCCGTTTCGGTTATGGCAACTTTGTGGCGTAAACCCGACTATACGTTTCATCCTTACCAGTATGGTGGATACATTGATATAAAAGATGCACAACATCCACAGTTTCCCGACTACATAGCACCCCAAGATGCCTACAGTAAAAAGACTTGTCTTTGGACTAGTGATACCTTTAAAATGCCAAAGCCTTGCCCCGTTGAATGTGTGGGTTTTGGCAACAGTACACAGCATGCAAAATTAGGGGGTAAAAGTGAGAAGACTAAGACGATTCGCAGTGCTAGCCCAAGGGGCTTTTTTAAGGCTTCCTATCTCGCTAATAGATAAGGCTTGACAGTATAAAGAAAGTTTATAATATTTGTATCATAAACCATTACTCACTATAGGAGAAGACAACATGAACGACAAATTAAAAAACATCATTGACTATATATGTATAGTTGTTTCGACTGTTGCTTTAGCTATTCATTTTTTAGGTGGTGTATTTGCCATTTATATAATTGGGAGATTTTAACATGTTTGACGATACCCACAAATTCACCCACACCACTCACGCAGTTTGCGAAATGGGAACGACAGCGAAAAAAACAGATTGGGAGGTTCATGCTTATAATAACGACAATAGTTTTTTTAATAGGTCTAAAGATCCTGCCAATGAATTAGTTTATACTATGGAGGCTATCGGCTCAGACGGTAGGGTCTACCAAGATTTACTATTTATCGACAAAAAGCCCATATACAAAGAGGCTCACAGATTAGGTCAATACGTTGATGGGGTGATACATCGTTTGGAATATATAGAGGCTAAAATAAATGGAGGTAAAAGAGAAGCATTAGAAAAAGCTTTTGCTATATGGTGTAAAAACAATTTGGAAGAAACGGACCCAGAACAATTTTTTATGAATGCCACAAACTAACCATTCCAAGAGGAGAAAAAGCCATGACCCGTAAACATTTTAAAGCTATCGCAGAAACCATCGCAGAGATAGACAACACATTTGAGAGAGAAAATGTAGCCCTAAGATTTGCCAAGATGTTGCCACAGTTTAATGGCCATTTTGACCGACAGAAATTCCTTGAAGCTTGTGGCGTGGAAGGATTGCCAAAATGATAGAAGTCATCATGTTGGTCATCGTCTTAGCCATTGCAGGGATGTTAAACGATAGCGATTAGATAAAACAGAGTAACAGGAGACAAGAAGCCCATTAGCCTAAATTGGTTGGTGGGCTTTTTTGTGTTTGGTTTGGTTTGTGTTGGTTTGTTTGTTTGTGTTGTGTTTGTTGTCATGTGGTATTGTAAACGTATGCAATTATCTATAATCTATTCCTACGTGCCTAATAAGCCGGTCAGCAGCCGTCAGACCTTGAGGACTATATCCACACCAGAAAAGACGCTATGAGCTTACAGAGGCGTTATAAGGCGTAATATAAGGCCTTGCTTTTTTTGATTGTTTTTGATTCTGGCCAGTAGATCAAAGCGAAGCAACCCGACCCCCATAGAAAGAGAAACGAACCCGTATATACTCAACCATACGCGCCCCTGTTCCTGACCATTTTGCGGAATGTTGTACTACTGTTTGGCTATTTGACTTGAACGTTAGATTCTTTGGAAGTTACACCGGTGTCTTACCCCAGGTTGTTTTGCCTGTGGTTTATGTGTGTTAGCTGTAGACGGAGGAGGTTGTTAGCCTCTCTCCTGTCTTACGCTTTTTCCCTCGAGGTGACTTTGACCGTCACGTTGAGTTCCTCGTATAGCTACCGAAAGAGCGGTGTGTCATTCCGGTTTGCAGGCTACTTGTCGATTCTACACCGAACCGTAGGTCACCTCTCCCTGCTTTCACCCAAGGTTTGTCGCTGTTGACCCACCCCCTGGTAGCGACTGTATCACGGTCTGTAGAGCCAGTGGGGTAGCGATGCTACACTCGTCCTCTACTGATCCGAAGTGTTGTGGAAGATAGGGGGGTGTTTTTTATTTGTCAACCGGTTTTATTTTTGGGAATCCCACGTTTTTGCTGTGTTATTTTTTTTATGTTGCGTAGATTTTTGTTTTTGCTACATTTACGGTTATGATAAGAGAATACAAAGAAAGTGAATGGCCGGAAGACCGCTGGCCTAACTTTTCGCATTCTGAGTTAAGTTGTTCACAGACGGGTATGTGTCGAGTGGACGATGAGTTTATGGATAAGCTGCAGAAGTTACGTGATGCGGTAGGTAAGCCGTTGACGATTACTTCGGGTTATCGGTCTATAGATCATACGATTGAGGCGGCTAAGATAGCGGATGGCAAGCCTGCCGGGTCGCATACTACCGGAAAAGCGGTAGATGTGGCTTGTGAGCGTGGTTTTGCCTATCAGGTGTTATTTACTGCTGTAAAGTTAGGATTTACGGGTATTGGGGTTCAGCAAAGTGGATCGAGGCGGTTTTTGCATTTGGATACGGTAGGTGCAAACGATAATTTTCATGTTCCTCGCCCTGCATTGTGGAGTTATTGATGGCATTAAGTGATTTACAGCAACAAGCAGTGCAGTTGATTGTGTTGGACAGGTGGAATCCTTCCAAGGCAAACGACAAGGTGGCTAAAACACTGGACGTTAATAAGTCTACGGTGTTTCGCTGGCGTAAAGATGCGGAGTTTGACAAAGCGTTAAAAAAAGAAATTGAACGGGATCGGTCTAATTTTGATGATGTGCCTTTAGCTTGGCGTAAAAACAGGGTGTTGGCTTTAGAAGAGTTATATAACAAGATTGAAGACAGGCGAGTAGCACTTAAGTTAAAGGTTTTAAAGGAGATACGTGAAGAAGTGGGTGATCACCGCATACAGGTTGAGCATACCGTTGAGGTTAAGGGGTTGAATGTGCCTCCAAGGGCTGAAAGTTATGAAGAATGGTTAAAACAGAACAACAAAATGGATCAAGCAGTAGAGGCTGATTTCACGGTTAAGGAGTAGTTGATATGGCTATGACACCAGAACAAAAAGCAAAATTACGCAGAAAAGCTCAGGCTGCTTTTGGCGAAATGGATAGCGAACTGGATTTAATGAACGCCTCTGATCCTTTTGCAGAACTGGAAGAGGAAGAAGAGGAAGTGCAAAGACCAAAACCAAAAGCAAGACCAAGACCAAAACAGCCTGTAGTGTCAGTTGAAGAAGATTCTTTAACGACTGCACTTACTAACGATGAACCGGATAGAAGGCGAAAGATATACACAGAGACAACTACAACACCAACAGGTGGCAGTAGATTCACAACTACTGATCCAAATCAAACGCAAGAAGGATTTCAAGCGCAAAACGCTGTAAGAGGTGTTTTTAACGAATTTCGCAATATGGGAAATCCTAAAGAAGTTATAAAAAAATTAGGCAGAACTCAGGTATTACAAATGATCAAAAGAGATGGTGGCGATGCTGCCGTTAAATATTTTGAAGAAAATTATTAAAGATAAACCGTGATGAGGCTTGAAGAACAAACATATCAGCCCAAAATATACCCTACAGATAGTAGAGTAGCTAAAATTGTGCATAATTGGGGCAGTTTGCACCGAGAAAACAAGGATTGGCGCACTGTTCCGGTTGAAAAGCCGAAAAAAATCAAGGTAAAAGCCAAATGACTTGGATGCCGCAACCTGGACCGCAAGAAAAAGCAATTCGAGCATCTTTTGTTGATGAATTGTTCTTTGGCGGTGCGCGTGGTGGTGGAAAGTCGGAATTTTTGCTTGGAGACTTTCTTGCAGACGTAGATACCTATGGTGAACACTGGAAAGGGGTGCTGATTAGGCGCACTTACCCTGAGTTGGACGAGATTATTGACCGTTCTCGCCAGATTTTTCGTGCTGCATACCCTGATGCGGAATATAAAGTGGGTACACATCAGTGGATATTTAAAAATGGAGCTACTTTAAAGCTCCGACACTTAGAAAACGAAGCAGATGCAGACCATTTCCAAGGTCAGCAGTATACTTGGATTGGATGGGATGAGCTTACAAGCTGGAGCGACATGAAAGCGTATCATAAGCTGAAGGCTTGTTTACGCACAGGTGCTGCAGAGGTTCCAACAAAGCGCATACGTGCATCGGGCAACCCTGGTGGGCCAAACCATAACAACGTAAAAGATTATTACATTGATGCCGGAGAAGAGTCTTCAGTTATTGAAGGTGATGACGGTATGAACCGTATGTATATCCGCAGTTTAGTTACCGACAACAAAATATTGCTGGATCGAGATCCTGGATATATTAAACGGTTGGAAGGTGTAGGTGATGAGCAGTTAGTTAAGGCGTGGTTAGAAGGCGATTGGGATAGTTTTGTAGGTCAGTATTTTACTAACTGGCATGAAAAACAAGTACTTGTGAACAGTTTTGAGATACCCGAACACTGGCCTTTATTTGGAGGCATGGACTATGGCGAAGCTGCTCCAACGTCTTATGGTTTATACACTGTGGATTATGATGGCAATGTGTATCGCATTAGCGAGTATTACCAAGCGAACGCTACGGCTTCGCAACATGCCGATAATATAGCAAGAATGATAGAAAGTTGTCCGTTTACGGGTGGCCGTTATCCGCAGGCAACGTATTGCGATCCAAGTATGTTTGTTAAAAGAAGGTTAAACGAAGTAGTTAACCATTCACCTGCTGATGTATTTGCCGAGCGCGGTTTGTACTTGACAAGAGCAAACAATGACCGTATTACTGGATGGAGAGTGGTTAACGATGCGTTGATAAAAGAACGCTTTTATTGCTTTAATGGATGGAACGATGCTTTGGTTAGAACGATGCCTTCTTTGCCAAGAAGCTCTAAAAACCCAGAGGATCTCGATACCCATGCAGAAGACCACGCAGCAGATGAATTACGGTATGCGATGATGCACGTTTATAAACCGCATAAACCGGAAGAAGAAAGACCTTACGAAGGAACCGGACAAGAAGTTATTGACATGATGGAACAAGGTTGGGGTGTTCGCAAAGGGCGATACGCTCCGGCATAACAAGGAGATAGGAATATGCAAGGTTTTAACGGTACTCCAACAACGACTAAACCAAATCGTGGCAAAAAAGGTACTCGAGTAACGCCAAAGCCAGCAGGGTCAGACAACCTTAAAAAAGGTGGCAAGGGCAAATAGTTTGAAAGAACGACAAATAGAATACTGGCAGGGAGCCATAGAAGACGGTCGCAAGTATATGAAAGTGCGCCATAAAACATGGCGTAGACTTTTAAAAACATACGAACTTGATTTTGACGTTCCTGGTCTGGATGAAGACAAGATCGTCAAGATATCCCGTATGTATCCACTTGCCCGTCAAATTATTGCCAGTGTATCTTTTAACTATCCTCATGTTTTTTTTAAAGTTGAGGAACCTGGTAGAGACTTTGCGGCTGAAATACTGGAACGTGTGGCTAATGCTACATTAGAACAGATGGATGCAAAACGCGAAGTGCAGCAGGTTATCTTTGATGCGCTGTTCTGTAGTGTGGGTTGGCTAAAATTTGGATACAACCCCCTAGGCGATGAAGATATTGTTGCGCCATATACCATTAACGATGCCCAGGAAAATGATTTTCCATATGTGCATCGAGTCTCGCCTTTTAATATTTATGTTGATCCGCTTACTCCTCCACATAAACTGTCAGGCGCACGTTACATTATTGAAAAAATGATTGTGCCGTTAGAGTTTGTTAAAGAGGATGACAGGTTTAAAAACAGACGGCAAATAAAAGCGATGTCTGATGAAGATCAGGCTGATTCTTTTATTTACGACATGCAAGACTCTGACCATAGCGATGAATACAATGCGGTGCAACATGCTAAACAAGGTCAAATGGTTTGCCTGTATGAAATACATGACCGTCTGCATAAAAAACGCATTACGTTTGCTGAAGGGTTGGATGAACCTATTGAAGAAGTAGATCATCCATTTTTAGCAATGAAGCCAATTACGGAAACCGATCCGTTTACCGGACAGGAAATGATGACAGGTGAGTTTGAGCCTGCTGGTGGATACTTGATGGATGGTGGTTTTCCGTATCATGCGATGCGTTTTGACCAGACCGAACGATCATTTTATGGCGAACCGCCAATGGCGTATGTTGAGGATACACAGTCACTTATAGTAGAGTCCGTATCACGCAGGGCCGATTTATTAAAGCGTTTCCAGCGTGTGGTCTTAGCTTCTAAAAGAGAACGTGAAGCCAACCAAGACATTGGCGATACATTAGAAAATGGTCGTGACGGTGAAATTATCTGGGTAGAAGATCCAAATACCAGTATGCGTGAAATGAATTTTGGTAACCCTCCACCAGATCAATTGGGTTTAGAGTCGGATGCACAAAGTTATGAAGAACAAAGTCTGAACGTATCGCAAATGGCAATGGGTGGTGGGCCAAAGGTCACGGCTACACAGGCCAGCTTGTCTGCAAGTTTTGCACAGGTCAACCGCGAATGGATGCAATTGCGTGTAGCGGATGCGTATCGAGCTATTGTTCGCAACTCATTACGGATGATGGCCGATGAAAGATATTTGCCAGACAATTTTTTAGTTAACGTAGCGCAAGATACAGAAGATCCTGTTTTTGAAGCAGTTACGGCAGATCTTTTGCGGATACGATACAAAATAGAAATACAGGCTGGCAGTATGCAGCCGTTAACAGAACAGCTTGAACGTCAGGATGCACTGCAACTGTTTAACATGACAATTAACCTGCCGGAAATAAACCGCATTGAAGCTATTAAAGGTTTATTGGCATCGTTTAGGGTGCAAGACCCTGACAAATATTTGGGTAACGCTGAAGATGGCGATGCAGTTAAAGCGGCTCAGTTAGAAAATGTAGCTTACTTAATTAATGGTGGTGATCCTGGGGTTACACCTTTTGAAGATCATCAGTTGCACATACAGTATCATCAACAAATACAACAACTTCCGCAATTCCAACAGTTGCTTCCACAACAACAGCAACAAGTTATGGGCGTAGTGCAAAACCACATACAGCAACATCAGCAGATGCTTAACCAAATGGCTCAAGGTCAAGCACCTCAAGCCGCTGGTGGAACAAATGCAGGTGTAGCGGAAGGTAATATTGTTTCTTTGGTTAAGTCGCAGGCTCAAGAGGTTAGCCAAGCGGTTCAAAATGCACCAGGACAAGGATAATGTTAGTATTTCACGATTATGAATGCGAAGACGGACATCGTCAGCTTGACATACAAAACGATTCTAATAATATTAAACGTAAGATTAAATGCGATCAGTGCAAAAAAGACGCTAACATGTTGTTTATAAAGAGCAACTTTATTCATAACTCGCATTCTGGAATGTACGGTAAATTTCATGCAGGTTTTGGTCAGGTTGTAGAATCATATAGCCATAAACAAGAGTTGTTAAAAAAATATAACGTAAGAGAAAGTGCCGATGCAGTTGGCGGTTCTCGATGTCACATTAACTCCGATGTAACGGACTCTACTCCGACAGACACCCCAACGCCTTCGTTTGGTAACACACCAGAAGAGGCAGTGGCTCTGGCAGAGAAGAGATATAACGAAGGAGAATAGTAAATGTCCGAATCAGTACTAGCTTTGGACTCCGGTGCGGATAGCTCGTCACCCGATGCGGAATCATCTCAGGATCAATCAACGGAATCTTCCCTTGAATTGTTTACAGATGACACTCCAGAATCGGCACAAGCTGAAAGTGCTGGACACTCTGATGCAACGTCAGATTTTGACCCACAAAGGCATGATTGGTTGCGTGGAAACGCAGACGATGTGCCGGAGCAGTATCAGCCGTTAGTTCCGCTTGCAAAAAACATGCAGGCGCAATTCACAAGGACTCAACAGGATCTTGCAGAGCAGCGTAGACAAATTGAAGCGCAGCAGGGCGAATGGGCTAATAGGGTGCAAAGCCTTGTTACACCCCAACAACAACAATTAGATCCTGTAGATGCAATGAGGGCAAACTTATCTGAAGATGAAGCTCGAGGGATAGATGCTGTTGAGCAGATTATTCAGCATAGGGTAGGAAATGTTGTTAATAACTTGAACAGTCAAGTTCAACAGTTACAACAACAACTGTCTACGGCCAATAATTATGTGCAAGGTCAGCAAACTGCGTATATAGCCAACCAGGTAGGTGAAGCAAGGCAGGCTTATGGCGGTGATCTGGACGCTTATACCGATCAGATTGTTGCTACTACAAAGATTACTAACCCTGTTACAGGCAGTCCGTATACAGTTCGTGAGGCTTATGAGTTACATGCAGGCATTACCGCTCAAAAAGCGGCTGATCTGCGTGGAGCTAATAGTTCCGCACGAAAGTCTTCAAAGCGATCAGTTCGTGGAACGCAGGGTGTGGATGCAACGGAAAGTGACGGCCCACTTAGCGACTCCGATGTATTGTCGGGTCTTTCCAAGTTAGGCTTTGAATAAGGATAAATAGAAAATGGCAGCAACGACAACTTCAGAAAATTGGGATGCCGCCTGGACGCTTACGATGCGAGCCAAGCGCAAAGAATTGACCGATAACTTCTTTGACGCATACCCAACTTTAGACATGTTCCGCTCCGGTGGAGCATTAGTCACCGACAACGGTGGCAAAGAAATTCAAGCAGATATTTTGTATGCTGGTAACTCGGCGCAATATTTCTCGGGATATGACGTTTTGAATACGGATGCGGTAGATGGTATCACAGCCGCTTTTTATCCGTTTAGATATGCCGCAGTGCCTATTACGATTAATTTTACCGAAGAGCAAGAGAACCGTAAGCGCGAAGCAGCAATGTCGTTGTTAGAGGCCAAAACTCGTCAGAGTATGTTGACCTTGCGCGATCAGATTAACTCTTCGCTTTATTCTGCACAGACAGGTAAAGCTCCGTTAGGTTTCCAAGACATCATTGCTGATGCACCAGGAACTACTCCAACTACGTTGGGTGGTATCACGGTAGCTGGCAATACGTGGTGGAAAAACAAAACGGAAGATGCTTCTGGCGATACGTCATTTAAGACGATTACCGGAACAAACTTTTATGAAGGTATGATTCGTATGGCTAACCTTTGGAATGCAACGTCCGAAGGCAATGAACAGCCTACAAACATATTTACCACAAACTCTATTTATGCTTCGTTTGAAGAGATATTTGAAGGCACTGGTTATCAGCGTCTTTCGGGTAACGATTCACCAGGTGTAGATGGTCGTTTGCCATCGTTCCGTGGTATTCCGGTGCAGTATGACCGTGACTGTGGATCGGGTCGTATGTATTTCTTCAATACCAATTACTTGAAGATGCACATGCAGTCAGGCATGAATTTTAGCAAGACTCCATTCCGCGAAAATTCAAATCAGTTGGCTAAGGTAGCCTTCATAACCGTTGGCCTGCAAGTAGTTACGAACAATCGTAGACGCCAGGGTGTTATTACTGGTATCAGTTAATAGTTAATTCCAAGGTTCAAGCCAATGAGCCTTTTGAGTCCGAAGAAAAGGACAAAGGAGAATGAACAATGAGTAGGATAGACAATGCCAACTACGGGTTGGATCGAATCGGAGGAGATGGCGGTCAAAGCATCTACGAAGAATCGTCTACGCCCAAACACAGGGTTGGTGAAAAGTTAGAGTTGTCTGATGGTCGTGTGTTTCGTTATGCGTATTTCAGCACAGCTACTGCACAGGGATTGCTTACTTCGCAAGACCTTTCAGTATCAGCTATTGTTGAGAGCGATAACAAGCTAACGGCAGCAGCGGCTGGTGCTACTGAAGTCACATATACCGATGCAAGCACTGTTGGATCGGCTACGCTAAATCAGTATGCTGGTGGTTATCTTCACACGACCGATGATGCTGGTGAAGGTTTTCAGTATCGTATTAAGTCAAGCACTGCTGCAAGTTCAAATGCAGTTACATTTACTTTGTATGACGGTTTAAAAGTGGCTGTAACTACTGCTACTGATGTGGCCGTTACGGGTAACTTATGGAACAACCTTATTGGTGCAAGTGCCACAGATTATGTGGTTTGCGGTGTTACTCCAATATCGTTTACCGTAAATTATTACGGATGGGTGCAGACTCGCGGTGTTGCTACTGTCTTAGCAGATGGAACCATTGCCGCTGGTGGAAACCTTACTTTAAGTGATGGTGTAACTGGCGCAGTTCATGCTAAAGATGCAGAAACAGAACCATTGGTTGGTTATGCTGCATATGCTCCAGACAATACCGGATATTGTGGTGTAGTGTTGCAGAACTTGCCGTAAGCAGTTCATTTTTCGTGTGGCGGTGGGTTTTATGACCCAATACCTCCAGCCCATCGTTGCACGTTTTAAAAAGAAAGTAGAAAACAATGGCAAAACGTATGGCTCCGCAAAAACAGCAAGCGCATACCCTGCCTGATGAGATCGCAGAAGTAACGTCCACTACACCTGTTGAACAACCAACAGCCAGTGTTACGCCAGATCAAATTGCTGACCTTATACTCAAGGGAAGCGATGAGACTAAAAATGCAATTCGTAAGGCGTTAGACTTGGACAAGACGCACACTCGTCAGCGCAAATCACCAATTACCAACAGCCAAGTGCGAAATCATGTTCGTGCTGTTGGTGAGGTCACTCACGAACCTGGCTTTGTGCCTGACCCTCCATCGCGCATTAAAGAGCGTGGTGAAGAAGCCGTTCGTATATGGACAGAACGTTGGCTGGACAATAATGGCGATAACCTGTCTGAATACGATCTCGATCAGTTAGCGGCTACGGCACATCAGTAAATGTCAGAAACTTTTGCACAAGTCAATGCAGCTTCATTTTTTGGAGACTCTGCGTTGATTGGGGCTGTAGAGGCAGACACCGTTAAAGCGGCTGAGTCGTTTACTCTTCCAAGTCTTACGACAACGGAACGTAACGCACTTACCGCTGTTAACGGGATGCTTATTTACAACTCTACGGACAACAAGTTTCAAGGCTACGAAGGCGGTTCCTGGGCTAACCTGATATAGAGTTAGCGAATGACAAATTTGCAGATCATTCAGATCGCACTTAGGCGTGTTGGTCTGAATACAAGTAGTTCTGTTTTTAAAGACTCTGCGCGTGATTATATGAATATGATCGCACAGGATATTGCGTCCAGAGAAAAATGGAACTGGCTTTTTAAATCTTCTACTTTTAATACAAGCAATGGAACTCGTACGTATTCTCTTGCCAGTGATGTAGTAGCTCCTCTTTCATTTCGCAATACTACCGAAGATCATATTATGCTCATCATGTCTACTCAGGATATTGATGCGGCTGATCCTGATGCTTCTATAAATGGCGATCCTCGATGGGTTTCTATTGATGGAGTAGATGCCAGTGGAAATATTGAAGTTACGCTATATCCAGAGCCTGACGGGACAGACACTATTGCTTACAGGTATTATTCTTCAATACCTACTTTTACAGAATCCAACGATAATGACAGTATGAACCCTTATGTTGCTACTGTTTGTCAACCTGCATTAATACATGGCATTTCTGCTTTGTATAAACAAGAAAAAGGTGACGATCAGGGTGCTGTTTCGGATCGACAGGAAATGGAACGAGTTATAGCAGTGGCAGGCAGACAAAACTTAAATGTTCAAGGCAACCGATCTTACCGAATGCGTAGAGCAGACGATCATACGTCTGGTAAGTTTAGTTTTCAGCCTACAGAAGGAAGTATAGGCTAATGCCAATATCTGCTGAATCGCTACGTCTTGGCCCTTGGCGAAGTGGCGTAAACTATAGCCTTCCGGCTGAAGATATGCCTCCAGATGGCATTTTTGAAATGGAAAATTGCACTGTGGGGTTGGCCGGTGAAGTGTCAAAACGTAACGGTTTTGCAAAGTTTAACGCTACTGCTATGAACAGCGGTGCGACAATAACAGCTTGTGGTCAAGTTGTTTTAGCCGGAACAGAAAAAGTGTTTGCTTTTGCAGGTAACAAATTTTTTGACGTTACGGGTGGAACAGCAACAGACCGAACAGGCAGTGTAACTATAACAGCAGGCGATGACAATACGTGGGATTGGGTATTAGCTGGAAACACACTGATAGCGGTAAACGGTCAGGACACAGACGGCATAAAGTGGGAAGGTGGAACGGGTAACGCTGCAACGCTTGACGATAGCTCTCGGTTTACGAAACCCAAGTGGGTAACTTTTTGGGAAAACAGAGCATGGGTTGGCAACATAAATGGAGCTGCTGACCGCATATGGAGAAGCGATGCAGGCGATATAGAAACTTGGGGTTCATTAAGTTTTCATTCGTTAGGTTATGATATTACGGGATTACGCCCATTTCAAAACTATTTGTCTATTCACACAGAACAGGGCATTCATACACTTACGCCAACAGGTAACTCTACTATACCGTTTCAGCAACAACAGCGCACACAACGTGGAACGATTGCAGGAAGAAGTATTGTAACAGTTCCTGGTGAGCGTCAGTTGTTTGTAAGAGACGATGGCATATACCAATGGTCAGGTGGCGCATCTGTTGAAAAAGTCAGTTTTGCGCTCGACGATAGATACTGGCCTAATTTAAACAAGGCTCGATTGTCTTATTCGTTTGCATTGTATTATCCCGCACAGGAACAGGTTTGGTTCTTTTTGCCTTTTGGTGACAACACTCAAACAAGAATGAATAGTGTGGTTGTGTATTCATATCGTTTAAATGCTTGGTTTGGGCCTTATAACGGGTTTGAACGAGACAGCGTGGCGTTAATAGACGATTTGCCACATGCTGGCGATTTTGCTGGTAGAATAATGAAGCATGACAGTGGAACCAATGACGATGGAAATGCTATTAAGGCGTATTTTGAAACAGCTTCTGTAAGTCCGTATGGTGACGCAACAGAATGTAGGTGGCTATACAACCGATTGTTGTATGACAATGTAGGTGCATTTGATATGTCTATATCGCAAGTAGCTGCCGGAGTTGTTTCTAATACTCAAACAGTTACAATGGGTAGTGCCGGAAGCGTTTTAGATAGCACGTTTGTTTTAGGAACGTCTGACCTTGCACCAGACGTAAGCGCATTAACAAGCGATACGGACTTATTTGGATATGACTCAAGAAGCATGTTGCGTTTTACTAATTTTAATTTAGATGAAACATTCACTATTCGACGTACAAATCTTCAATACAAACCTATTGGGAATGTGCGTCAACGTAAGACAGGCATAGAATAATGGCGGTAAATTATCAGCAGATGATGACAGGCGGTAGCCAAGCTAAAAAAAAGAAACAGCCGTTTAATCCGTATGCTGGAGGAAGCAGTACTCCAGATCAACAAGATCCGCTAACAAGTGCGTTAGTTGACAGTAATGCTCCGGCTAACATGCCTCCAGGTACTGGTGCAAACAACATGGCAGCTAATATGCCACCTGGGGCTGGCGGTAATGTTAATGCGCCTGTAAATAATATGGCAGCAAATCAACCGCCTGGTGCTGGTGGTAATGTGGCTACGCCTCCACCACCTCCTCCTCCACCACCTTCGGGTAACCTTGCTCCAAATACTCCGGCTAATATGGCCCCAGGAACAGGTGCAACTACTACGCCACCTCCAATGGGTGGAACAGGCTACACTGAAGATACGGCCAGTTCAGCTTTTGGTGGAGCAACAACTCAACAGCCTGACTATAAAAATGAAATAATGGATGCTATTCGTAAAAACCCTGCTGCTTTTAGGGGTGCAGGCATTCGTCATTTTAGAACCGCAGATGGCAAAGGCATCATGGATGTTCCTCCAGAAGTTAGAGCAGAAATAGATCAGTTCTTAGGTGGAACAGAGTTTCAACAGATGGCAAGTGTTGGAACAACTCCTACTGCACCTGTAGCTACGCCACCGCCCACACAACAGCAAGCACAAGCACCTGTAACTACTGCGCCTCCTACACAACAACAGGCGCAAGCACCTACGATGCAACAGGCACAGGCTCCAACTCAGCCTACTATGGCGCAAGCTCAAGCTCCAACTCAGCCTACCATGCAACAAGCGCAAGGTTTAGCAGGTGAATACAGAAATCCATATGCAGATGCTGCCGCTCAACAACCCGATACGGGGTTACGGACATTTTCTGGCAGACCAGAATTTAGCCCTATGCAACAACAATTACAGCAACAACAAAGACCTGAGTTTAGCGATCCATTACAAGAGGCTTTGCAGGCTCAATACATGAGTAGGATAGGTGGAACAGATGATCCTATTTTAGCTTCTCAGTTAGCCGATCAGCAAATGCGTCAGGAAGAAGCACAACGCGACCTTATAGAGCGTCTTGGAAGGTTTGGCGTATTAAGAGGTGGTGGTGATACTGCGGCAGCGTTAGCGCGTATGTCAGAAGGCGATGAGCGTAACAGGTTAGCACTCGAGGCTCAAGCTGCACAACGATTACAACAAGACTTGTTAAATGCTCAAGGGTTTGGCGAGTCTCGTAGCCGTCAGGACATAGCCAGAGGAGATTTTGGCCTTAGAGAAAGCCAAGCTGAACAGGATATGTTGACTCAAGCGTTAAACCGTGATATTCAAAGGGCCGGAATGACAGGTGAATTTGAAGGCGGTAGGACGTTAGCGGCTCAAGAGCAGGCACAACGCATGAGGTTAGCTGAAGAAGCCGAACAAAGAGCCAGAGCAGGCTTAACAGGCGAGTTTGAAGGTGGTCAGACCTTACAAGCTGAACGTCAACAAGCAGAGCTTGGAGCTTTAGCAGGTGGTGAGCGTAGGGCTGATATGGGATTAGAGTCTGAGTTATTTGGAGAAGTTGGCGGTAGAGCTACGCTGGGAGGTAGAAGAGCCGAAGAAGACCTTCTTACTTCGCAACAGGGAAGAGATTTACGTGAACGGGCAGATCAACGCGCTGACTTACAGGAAAACAGGGCTGAACGAGCCTTAAGAAGTGATCTGTTAAATCAAGGTCAAAGACGTAGATTGAATGAATTAGAAGAAACAAGAAGAAATACAGGTTTCTTGTCTGAAATGGAAAATCAAGAACTAAATCGCCTTATAGCCGAAGCAGAACAAACGGGTCAGTTTAGAGGTGATACTACATTAAGAGGCCAGCAGGTTGGAAGTGCGCTTGATTCAGAAGCGTTAAGGCGCGAATTGTTGCAGACTCAAGAAGATAGAGCGCAAACAGGCTTTGAGTCGCAAGAAGACAGATTAGCTTCTGAGGAAGGTAGAAGAGCAAGAGGCTTTGAAACACAAGAAGATCGTTTAGCGGCTGCGGAAGGAAGAGCAGCTACAGGTTTTGAAACCCAAGAAGACAGGTTGGCCGCTGCAGAAGATAGGGCAGCTACAGGCTTTGGAACCCAAGAAGAGCGTTTAGCTTCTGCTGAACAAAGGGCGCAAGAAGGCTTTGAAGATGATCTCTTAACTCGCGCATTATCGAGAGATGTAACAGAAGCTGGTCAAACCGGAGAGTTTAGAGATGAAGGAATGACCGAGCAGGCAAAATTAGCAAGAGCCGACAGGTTAGGCTTATTGGATGGTGACGCTACGATTGCCGGAAGAGATGCAGACATGAGGTTGATTGGTGCAATACAAGCTGCTCAAGATGCAGGGGCAGATCCAGACCTTTTAGCTGGTCTTACAAGAGACGTAAAGCGTTTTGATGAGGAATCTGTTGAAGACATTCAAAAAGGTCTTAACCCTGTAACTTCTGAAGTTAGAGATGCGTACGGGTCAGGCTTCAAAGAAGTTAGTGAGCAAGGAAGGGTAAATACTGGCAATAGTGATGTTGATAGAGAAATTAACAGTTTAATAGCAAGTCAGGGATTTGGCGAAGGAACGCAAGTTGGCGTAAGAACAGCAGATGACAATACTATTGTTGTTGAGTTGCATCCAACTGGAAATGTAAGAGGTCAAAGGGCAATAAAAGCTCGTTTACTGCCTACAGGGAAACTGCAAGTATTTAAAGGCAAAACTAAATTAAATCCACCTAATTAATAAGAGGATTATTATGGTAGATCCAGCAACAGCGGCAACAATAGGGAAATATGGCGTTCCAATAGCTATGAATTTAGCTTCAGGTTTTTTGGGAAGAAATGGTGCTGCAAAAAAAGAAGAAGAAGAGCAAGCAAAAAGGCAAAGAATGATTGCCAGTTTTAACCCTCAAGCGGCTGCAGGGATGGCTCAACCACAGCAATATGGACAGCCTTCAATTCCTCAGACGTTAATGCAAGACAATTTGTTTCAAGAGTTGATGGGCAAAGGCGTTACAAAATTTCTTAGTTAGATGATATAGGAAAATATAATGGCTATTAGAAATATATTAGGTGCGTTAGGTAGTTTATTAAATAGAAGGCCGGACGAAGAAGATCCGCTTGCCGGATTATCTCCAGAAGCCCTTGCTGGCTATTATGGTGCGCGTTCTCGAGGTCGGGCAAATGACAGGTTAAATCCTTCAGATTTAGATTTGACAGGCCCATTAACTGGCGGTGGACAAATGTCTGCTCAAGGGGCTATAGACGCTGCTCAACGATCTGCTGAAATAGGAAGAAATTTACAACAAGACGCTAACTTTGATGCTATGAACAGAAGAACAGAAGGTCGCAATAGGATTGAAGATGCGCGTAGAGTCAGAGAAGCTAAAGAAGATGCCGATAGAAGAATTGCAAAACGTAGATTTGACGAAAGCAGACGAGATTTAGCAAGAGATAAGTCTCGTCAAGAACAAGAAGCAAGGATGTCTCGTCAAAACCTTAGAGATGCTCAAAGCGGTGCGGAATCAGATTTTCAAGATAGAGAATCCAGAGATCGAATACTTGAAGGCATCATGCAAGATCGCGCAGAAGTCCAAGCGCAAGAGCAAGCAGATCAGGACTTAATTGATGCAAACAGACAGGCATCTCAACAGCGTAGAGCGGAAGATGAATTTGGCAAAGACGTTCGCCATCATTTTGGCACTATGAGTCGTATGGGTGCAGATAGAGAAAATGCGCGTCTTGCTGAAATGTCAAAACAGGGTATGGGGCGTTCAGTTGATCGTATGAAAGATATGGCAGATCAAGCAAGAATGAAACGCTTAGAAGGCATAGCACAAGAGCAGTCTACAGATGCTTTGTCTAATATGAGTCCGATGGTTGGTCAGGGAACGCCTTCATTGGTTACAGATCCTGTTCTCAGACAAGGGCTTTCTCGTAAGCCACAAATTGGGTCGTTTGACCTCGACGTTAACCGACAGTTAAATCAACAGTTTCCACCTACACCGGAAGAAGCTGTAGAAGAAGAACTAAAGAAGACAAGTCCTACGGCTTCTGTAGAGCCACCCGTAGAATCTGCCGTAGAGCCTACTACAGAGCCTACTTTTAATGAAGATGCTGTAATGACAATAGACAGTGGAAGGCGTGGAATGCCAGGTTCTTTGTCAGCAGAAAGCATTGCAGACTTTCCTGGAGCTTCAGACCTTGAAATGAACAGGGCTGTAGGTAAAAAGATGCTTCCTTCTGAGCCTAATACCGGAATGAGGGATTTTGAAAGGGAAGGCGAAAGAGCAACAGAGTCTGCTATATTAAGAGGCGATGAAGATGCTTTGACTCGTAAAATTATAGAAGATAGCCAACCTGGTGGGTCTGCTGCCGTGTATTCGGATGCAGCAAATGAAGCCATATTAAGCGGTAGAGTTTCTCCGCAGGCAGTTAATGAAGAAAATTTAAGAAAAAGGGCTGAAGAAGTGGTTGCTGAAATGAATCTTCCACATGTCAGGTTGCAAGAAAGAGCAATTCAAAAAGTAATGAATGATTTAAGGAACCCAAGCTATGGCACAGGCGCAATGCTTAAGGTGCAACCTGGGTCATCTGGAGTATTAAAAGCCCCTGGGTTTACATCCATTGAAGATGCTTCTTTAAATGCAAGAAGAGATTTAGGTGTTGATGCACCTGCAGCAACCCCACCGCCAGATGAAACAGTGGAAGACGAGGTTGCTTCAGTATCTGAATCTGAAAAGTTAGGCGATTCTTTTGATGAAGATCAAACATCAGGAATAGCCAACTTTAGGGGCAATAAAGATGTTCCTTTTGGAGACATTAGCGGAAGAAATGATCCTTCTATATTGAGCGCAGAAACTTATTATGACAGCTTAGGGCCATCTAATGATCCTGGAGAGCTTGGAAGCTACAGGACGCTTGGAGGAACCCCACGAACCGTCACAGACGTTACTGCCCCTGATATGGAGACTCCGGTTGCCGAAGAAGAGAAAGAACAAAGTTTCTTTGGTAAGATAGGCCAGCTTGTAAAAGACAACCCCGAGGTGGCTGCTCAGATCGCTCAACTTGGTGGTGGTTTGATTAGTGGTGCTGCTCAAGGCAAAGCACAAAGAAAGGCTGATGCTGAGACACAGCGCAGGTTAGGCAGAGCCAATATGATTGGGGCGTTTACAGGTGATACTCCAGCCGTTCAAGCTGCTACAGCCGATCCATCTGGCTTCTTCTCGCTTGACACGTTAGGCAAAGCTATATCTGGAGGTGGAGCAATAGCACAAGATGAGTTGACCAGAGTAGAAGAAGAAAGGCAACAAAAAGTCACAGAAGACCTTGCAAGGTTAAAAGATGCAAGAGAACAAGAAAAACTTGAATTAGATCGTGAGATCAGCAGAGGAGATCTTGCCAACAAAGAAAGACAAACTGAAATAAATAATCTTAGTGTAACAAATCAAAAGGCTTATAATGATTCTCTTATTGGAGTTAAGCACAGAGATGTTGACGCAAGATATGACGCTAATACAAAAAACTTTATAATTAATTATCTAAAAGAAGAAAATGCTGATAAGCCAGGGGCATTGCCAGCAACACAAATAGGCGAATTTGCTTCAAGTATTGGAACTTTAAGGCAATTAGATACCTTAGAAGACTTTTTGACTTCTTCAAAAATGTCATTTTTAGAACAAGGCCCATTGTCTCTTGATGAGCCTATGCAATACATTTTTGGGCCTAATGCTAAAATAGCTGAAGGGCAAATACAAGCGTTGCTTAGAGGTATTGCCCAAACAGTACCTGGAGTTCTAACAGAGTTAGACCAAAAGAGACTTGAAAGGCAAATGATTAGCTTAAATGATACGCCAATGACCGCATCTATGGTAGCTAACGTCTTCAGAGAAGAGCTTGTGGCCAGCTTGCAAGATAAGATTAATATGTTTGGATCAGAATATAGAGTTGGAATGATTGAAAAAAGATTAGAGGAATATAAAAAGGCCAGAGGCATGGATATGACAGATCAAGAAAGAAAAGATCAATCAGTGGCTCAACTTGGTAAGGTTTAATAACTATGGCAATACGATTTGATACATATGCTGAACTTGGCGAGGCTTATAAAAGGAAAAATCCTGAGTATAATGACAGGGATAATGAGTCTTTAGGGATACAAGTTTCTGAAAAGTTTGGCGATAAAGCTAATATTCAGATTAGAGAAGAAGAAGATCGAGCTTCTTTTAAATATGATCCGGAAGAGGGTTTTAACGTATTAAAGACATTGGGCAACATACCATCGAGTGCTAAGAATGTGGTAGAAGATTTAGCTACTGCGGTGTTCAACCCTATTGATACAGCCGAAGCTATTGGTAGAGGTGCTGCTGGTGGTGTTGAGCATCTTTTAGGCACTGACATTAGCCCTGAGAACAAGCGTCTTGCTTCGCAAATGGCTGAAGGTATTGGTGAGTCTTTTTCTGCAAGGGGGTTACAGGAACGTCCTCTTGATGCGTTAGGATTTCTTGCTGGAGGGACAGGTGCTGTTGCTAAAGGTCTTTCAACGGCAGGTAAAATAGCTTCTGGGGCAAGAGTGATGCCCAGATTAAGTAAAGCAGGCAAAATAGCTCAAAGAAAAAAAGCGGCTGTAAGAAGAAGCGAAAGAAGAAAATCTATGCCTGGCTTTACTGCTGGTGCTGAAAAGTTAGCTCGAGGTGCTGATAAAGCAGGTCAGATTTCTCAGGCTTTCGATCCTGGTTCATTTGTTCCAAGAGCCGGATTAAAGGCAGCCGGAATTGGTGCTGTATTAGGCGGTAAAGCGGCAATAGGAACAGGGAAACTTGCATTAGGTGGAGCTAAAGCTGCTGGCAATAAAATAGTCATAGAGCCTATTAAAGCTCGTTATAAAGGTTCTTCTGCTGAACAGGTTATGAATGATGCTGTAGAGGCTATGAAGGGCGTTGCTGACATGGCTGCTCCAGATATGATGAACAGATGGAACGGAATGTTTAACAGAACTAAAGAGGCTGCTAAAGAAACATCTTCTGGTGCTTTGGATACGTTAAAAAAAGCAACAAGAGATGCACAAAAAGTAACAGATGAAAAGCTTGGAGCAGTTGCTGACGAAATATCAGGTGGCAACATAAAAGATGCTACAACAAGAGGTGTGTTTGATGGTCTTGTTTCTCAATGGATGGGTTTTACTACAGGTCTTGGTTCTCAATTAATAAACCAAATAGTTGATATTAGCCGAATGTCATCAAAAAAAGACGGTAAAGCTGCTCGAGAAATAATGCTTGAAGCAGCTAACCGCAAGTTAGAGACAGGCGTAAAATCTGTTGGAGAAGAGATTGCAGATGAGCTTGTTGGCGAGGTAAATAAATATGTTGAAGGAACAGGTGGATTAAAAGAGGCTTCCAGAGCAACCAGAGACGCATTGCAAATGGATGACGTTATTGCAAGGTCAGGCAACATTGCCGATGAGTTAGAAACAGTTCCAATGGATGATTTAGGTAGGACAGTGCCTAATGAGTTTGGGATACGAATACTTAGGCCAATAGAGCAAACAAGATCAGAAGCAGTCCTTGGCCCATTAGGAACAAAAACAGAACGATTAGTAACAGTTCGTGACAGAGATAAAATTGAAATTGACTTAGAAGGCAGTGCTATAGCTGAACTTCCAGATCAAGCTGTTAGCAGAAAAAATGTTAAAGACATCTACGAAGATATTTTAAATTTAGAAGACGAAATGAGCGTTTTTGACTTAGACAAAAAGAAAAGAACAATAGATGACCTTATTCCAAGAGCAGAAGGCGAGTCTCAGGCAGCTTTAGTTGCATTAAGAAAAGTAGTATACAAAAGAATTGAAAATGCGTATTTAGATCCGGCAAATATTGAAAAGTTAAAAGTAAAGCCAGATAGAACTATTAATGTTGATCCAGAAGGAACCGCACAGTTTGGGGCTGCAAGAGAAAATGTTTACATAAAGGCAATGGCTGAATACGAAAGAAATGTTGAAAGAATTAGAAGAATACAGCAAACATTAGGAGTAAAAGGCGCACAAAAGAAGTTTGGTGGAACTGATTTTGAAGTTATTCGCAACGAAGGTAACCCAACAGAAGCTCTTAAAAAGACGTTAGATGCTTTTGGAGACAATGACAAAGAGTTGGGTATGCAGAACCTTATAGAAATTCTTGAGGCAACCGGAAACAAAACATTAATACCCAAAATAGCCGGATTTGCCATGCGTCCAGTGTTTGGTGGTGGCCTTGTTGTTCGATCTGAGATTAGTAATATAGGTCGTGGGGTTGTAGGCTTTAATATCTTAAACTCTATTATGGCTCCGGTTGCTCTTGCCAGCTTTAGCCCAAGATATGGAGGTATGTTGCTTTCCTACCTTTACACTCCAGGAAATGCAAGTAAGATAGCTGGAGATGTTGGTAAGTTTGGCAGAAAAGTTACTGGTAGAGGCGTTAAAATAACCGATGATTTGCGTAAAATGGCTGCTGAAAAGTTTAAAAAGAACCCCAAGGATGTTACTCCAAACGATGCAGAAAGTGTCCTTAATGATGCCAGAAGGATGGATCAAGAGGGTCTTGGTAATTTAGACGAGAACCAAAAAAAGGCTTTACGCAATTTAGTAGGCGGTGGTTATCGGGCAGCAAGCGATTATGTAGGAAGAACAAGGGTAACAAGGCCAAGAACGGCAGCAAGGTTTGGCAGGTCGGCTGTGACAGCAGAAGAGCAGGGTGAAGAGGCCCAGGAACGAAGAAATTTACTTTCCACATTAGGACAGACACAGAGGTAGATAATGGGTACTGTATCAAGGGTACATACATTTGCATCAGGTGCGGTTTTAACTGCTGCACAGCTTAATAACGAATTTGACAACCTACTTACATCGTCAGCTATAAATGGCGGTTTGGATGCTTCTAACTTGGGCGTAACAGCCGGCCAGGTTACTGCTTCTAAGGCGTTAGTTGTAGACGGTTCTCGAGACCTTGATGACACATCGTCTTCAAACCAGTTAAACAACCTTACGGTATCAGGGTTGCTAAAAACAGACAATACGACCAATGCTACATCAACAACAGACGGGTCATTACAAACAGATGGTGGTTTATCCGTAGCACTGGATGCAATTATCGGTGATGATTTAAAATTGTTAAGTGATTCTGCCGTATTGTCGTTAGGTGCAGGGTCTGATTTTTCCATTACGCACGATGGAACTACAGGTGCTACATTAGCCGGAAATCCGATTGTTATCGACTCAGGAGACGCTCTAACGCTCGATGCTCATACTGGCGTGTTTACCTTCAAAGATGCGGGAACGTCCGTTTTAAGCATAACAGAGAGCAACTCAGGCGATGTTACGATTAAACTAATTACAAACGGTAAGGATTTAAAGTTTACGGACAACGGAGATGCGGTAGGATTAACGGTATTAGATGGAGCTGCTGGTATCACTGTAGCTGGTGAAGGTGATTTTGGCTCACTGGATGTCAGTGGAAATGCCGACATAGACGGGATAACTAACTTAGATGCAGTAGATATAGATGGGGCAGTTCAAATTGACGGAACGGTAACAGTTGGAGTCGATGATACAGGCTATGATGTCAAGTTTTTTGGAGCTACAAGCGGATCGAGTGTGTTAATTGATGAATCTGCCGATGATGTGATTTTTACAAATTTTGGATTAGCGGTAGGATCGGACGCTACAGGTGACATATACTACCGTAACTCAAGTGGACACCTCGCACGACTTGGCAAAGGGACGGCAGGGCATTTTTTAAAACAAGGCTCTTCCATCCCTGAATGGTCGGCTGTTAGTGGAACTGGAGTAGGCGATTTTTTTGGCCCTGGGTCATCAACTGATAATGCTATTGTTCGTTTTGACGGAACGGGTGGAAAAACGGGACAAAATTCTGGAGTTATTATTGACGATTCTAATAATATTTCTGGCGTTGGCACGTTGGGTGTGGATGGTGGAAGCACAAACGGAGTAGTCATATCTCAGGGAGATATTGCGCTAAAAAATGGTGGCACACAATCTACTATTAAGTTTTATTGTGAATCATCCAATGCACATTACGCTCAAATCCAGGCACCTGCACACAGTGCGTTTAGTGGCAATGTAACGCTGACATTACCTGCATCGACAGACACTCTGATCGGTAGGGCAACTACGGATACGCTTACTAATAAAACGTGGAATGGAGCGGTCATAGCGTCTGCATATTTGGATGCTGACACTGCCCATCTATCAGGCACACAGACTTTTACAGGCAACAAAACTTTTACAGGCACTGTGACAACAGGAGTTGATGACACTGGCGTAGACGTAAAGTTTTTTGGGGCAAGTGCAGGGGCGTATATGTTGTGGGATGAATCAGCGGATACGTTAGAGCTAAGAGGCAAATCCGCAGACTCAGCTACATCACAAGGGACTCTTTTACTTTCTACTGCATTAACAGACATAAACGACAATGACCGCATAGGACAAATAGACTTTCAGGCTCCATTAGAGGCAGGTGGGACAGATGCGATATTAGTTGGAGCAAGAATACATGCAGAAGCGGAAGCTACTTTTGCGGCTGATAACAATTCTACAGCTATTGTATTTAGCACGAATACGTCAGCGGAAGCCACAGAGCGGTTTAGGATTACATCAGCAGGGGCTTTTACTGGTGCAGGTGATATAGAAAGCACTTCTGACATCCGCACTAAAGAAAACATTAAAACCATAGAAAATGCTTTAGAAATTGTATCTAAAATACGTGGTGTCACGTTTAACAAGAAAGATACGCCTGACAAAGAAAGCGTAGGTGTCATAGCTCAAGAAGTTGAAGCCGCTGGTCTAACTCAAGCGGTAAGCGAAAACCATGACGGTCTAAAAACAGTAGCATATGGCAACATGGTCGGATTATTAATAGAGGCGATTAAAGAGCAACAGGAACAAATTGATAAATTAAAGGAGCAATGTAAATGTTAAAGGGGCAACTCATTGTAGGTAGTTTGTCTTCTGCACCCACTTCGCCTACACCAACAAATGGGCAACTTTATTACGACACAACACAAAACAAACTGTACGCACGTATTAACAGTGCGTGGGTAGCGATAGCAGGTTGATATGAGTGGATTTTTAAAAGGTCAAATTATAATAGGGTCAGCAAGTTCTGCTCCAACAAGCCCAACGCCTACTAACGGACAAATGTATTATAATACAAGTGATAATAAATTGTATTCAAGGGTTAATGGAGCCTGGGTTGAGGTTGGTGGTGGTAGTGATTTCCCAAAGGACATACCATCTTCGGGCAAAGTGTTACATCTGGACGCTAATGACTCATCCAGTTATGGTGGATCAGGCACTACATGGAGCGATTTAGCTGGCAATTACGATTTTACGGTTAATGCAACCTCGTTTACATCAGCGACAGGGGGTGCGCCAGCATATTTTGATTTTTCTGCCAACACAACATCTTACATGGCGTATAACAGTGGTGGAGTTACTCGTAATGCTGCTAATACCGTAGTAATGGGCTGGTATCGTGGCCCTATGCGAGTTGCAAAAGGTAATGATGATTATGTTACCCGAATTGCCTTGAGCCAAAAAAAATCTATTGGATATAAATGGCAATTAGGATCTTCGTCAAACACTCGTCAGATATTCGTTTATAATGGTGGAACGAGACTGCCAGATCAATGGGGCGCACATGGTGGAGATCACCCTCAAAACAGGCAACCTGAGTTTGGCCCTGACTCTGAAAATGTGGCTAATATGATTACGTGGAGAACTCAGTCTACCGACTCTTCAAATACACCAACATTTCAATGTTCAATTAATACATGCCCAGTAGCTGGATCTACAAACAGTAATATGACCGATGCAGAGAGCGTAAAACTGTTTCATAACATAGGCAATTTTTCCACTGACAATACTACTGGAGATTATGGTGGCTTCGGCCTACTCTGTTTTGTGATTGTGTATAGCCGATTAATTACAACGGCAGAGGAAATGCAAATTTACGCACATTACCAAGATGAAGTTGATTTTGTCAAACAGGGTGTATACGCAATGACAGGAGGTTTCTGATGGCTACAACATACACATTAACCATTGGTGACACTGTAGTTGTTTTGCCAACAATAACATTAGGCACAGGAGATACAGTCAGTAATTATGTGTCGGCCGTGGAATGCACGATGACCATGACAAACGGACCAAACACATCATCTATTACAGAAGATGTATATTTGACAGTGCCAGAAGGCGTAACTCCAGACGGTTTTGTGACTTTTGATTCTTTAACAAAAGAGCATGTTGAAATTTTAGTAAAAAACACAGGTTTATACAGATCTATGGGCAATCGGGTTGGATTAAAATTTTATGCTGAAAAAAACAATGCTGTGCGACAAGATGCGCCTTGGAAAAATTAAGTGAGATAACATTATGAGTCCGGCAGTTTATCCACCACCAGAGCAAATACCTTCGGCAGAACGTCAGAGACGTTTATACGTTGAGGCGGTTAAAGAAATCGAGCATTTGCGTAAAATGGTGGCAAGTGAAAACATCGTGGCTAAAGGGTATAAACATGACCGCGATGAAATAAAAGGCGAACTAAAGTCTGCTAAACGGTCTATTATTACGTTAAGTAGAAGACAGAAAGCTGCTGATGAGTCGAAGAAAGCCGCTGCCTGGTCAGGTGGAGCAGCTATATGTGTAACGATTATGTATCAGTTGTGGCATACAATCGGTTTTCCTTTTGCTCGAAATGGAGCCGATAAAAAGTGGCAGGCATTTTGGGAACATGAGGCCGTATATGGAGTTATTGTATGGTTTATCACTGTTCTGTTTGCTGAAGTTTATAAGGCCACAAATAAACCGTAATGAACCGCTTCTGGCGTTGGCTTGAGCGGTTAATAAACCGTAGAAAGCTAAAGGATAAGCGTAGCCCAACACAACGCTTAGATAAAAAATGGAAAAAGAAGCCGCAGAAGCGTTACAAAGATTTTCTGAAAGCTCTGGCATTGGATTACTGGTAGAGCAATATAGTTGGTTGTTTGTAGTTGGCTTTGCTTTGTTGTTTTTAAAAAACAGCATAGAGAATATACTGGCCGGATGTGCGGTGTTTTTTGGCAGTAAATATGACGAGAATCAGACATGTTGGATACAGGTAGGTGGCGAACGTAGACCTGCAAGAATCAGTAAAACATCGTTGACATCGACCACTTTTTATGTGTATGAAACGGACAAAGACGGGACTATAATAGGTGGCACATTATTGAGTGTGGCAAACAATGAATTAGGCGCATTGCGAATTGAGCGACAACTTGATAAATTAGACTTAGGTAAACCTAAACAAGGAGGCTGATATGCCAATGGTTGGAGGAAAAAAATATCCATATACTGCAAAAGGTAAGAAAGCTGCTACTAAAGCTAAAAACAAAGCCAAGCCAAAGAGCAAAAAACGAGGTCGCTAATGCCAGCAAAAAAATTAACGACACGGCAGCAAAATGCACTGAGCAGACATGCTAAACATCACACCGCAAA